TCAGAGTTTGACAACTTTCGTATTTCGTTTGTTCATTTCTGCCTCCAAATCCTCGGCAACACTCTGTGCTTGCTTGGATCGATCGGCGCGACGGGAATAGTGTTTTGCCATAACTTCTGTGGCGTGGCCGAGGACCAGCGCGATGGTCGCGTTATCCTTGCCCATTTCTGCAAGGATGGTGCCCACGGTGTGCCGCAGGCCCTTGAGCGTTAAGCCAGGCTGAATGATGCCCGCCGCCTCCAACTTCTTCTTGAGCTTGTCCCAGTTGGTGCTGAAACCGTTATAGGTCCACGGCTGGCCCTTGCTGTTTGCGCAGAGAGTTATCGCGCTGTGAACAGGCGCAGCGGCCATTGCCTCTCTCACCGGCGCAAACAACGGCAGATAAATCGGCTGGCCTGTCTTGTTACGGCGCGTATCGATCCCCGCCTCAGAAATCGCCGTGCGCGGCAACCCAAGAGCGTCTTGCGGGTCGAGGCCGTAGAAGGTCATCAGTGTAAACGGCAACAGCATGTGAGGCGGCAGGGCAGCTAAGACCGCCTCGCGCTCCGCGTCCGTCCATGGCCGATTGGCGTCGGGCAAATCTTTCGGGCGTTGAGCGAGGCTGACATGCTCGACAGGATTCTCCTTCACGTACTCGTATTCCATCCCCCATGAGAAAATCACAGACAGAACAGAGCGGACATAGTTGGCAAAACGGAACTTGTGCTGTTGCTCCGCCTTGTCGCGGATCTGCGCGACGCGGCCCCGAGTAAACCATTCAAGCGGAGTATCCTCGATCGCCTGAAGCCAGTCGAAAACCTTCTGATAATCGGACTGGGTACGTGTCGCGCGCTTCTGAAATTTCGGGCTGGCACGGTACTTTTTAATCAGCAAGCCGAGCGTTCCCGGCTTCGCAGCTTTTACCAGGTACAGGCCATTAATGCGATTGACCTCCATATCAAACGCTAGGGTGTAAACCTCGAATTTCTGACAGTCGATTTTATGACCAGTGGCGCGATGATATGCGCGCCAACGGAAAGGAGGCTTCTTATCCTGCTGGATTTTCCAGCCTCTATACTTGTTCACACGTTTCTCGCGGCCCTGCGTCATGACTGTTTGCCCAGCCTGCCAATGACGTCATCGTCAGCGGCACTTTGGCCACCCTTGAGCTCATCAAGCCATTTGTCCAAGTCACGCACATCGTAGAGCTTCACGTCTCCCGGCATAGCAATCGGCGAGACAGGGCAAGTGACGGGAAAGCGTTTCTGCGGAATACCTACATACTCGGCCGCCATCTTTGGAGAAAGCATGCGCGGCTGGACGACGCGGATGTTGAGCATGGCGTTGGCCATCACATCATCCTCTCTGATTTTAATTCACAGAGAGCAGACGCCAATTTGTCCACCAATTCGCTCAAAGCATCAATTCGCCTACTAACGTCAGAGCAAACAAAACGAAGTGTCTCACGCTCTCGAGCAGGAAAGTAGATGTTTGCATCTTGCTTCCACTTGGTGTCAGTGAGCCCATTTTCCGCAATGTGCCGCAACGAAAACTCTGCCATATAGCTGGCCTCTTCCGCTGCCAGTTGCACTTCGTCAGCGAGATTAACTAGGTCGAGTATAACACCACTGTTGATGCCCCCTGCCGCACTTGCACAAGGCGGGGCATTCGTTGTAGTTTTATTTGGCATTAAGTTGCTCCTCGTGATGGGGATAAAAAAGCCGACGCGGAGTTTCCTAGGCCCTAGCGTCGGCTTTTTCATGGATTTCACTACCTTCGTAGATGCTACCTAGAGCAAAAACTATTTCGGCGTTCATTGAGCGCCGATTGACAGCTGCAGCGGCTTTTATTTTCTCTTTAATGTCGGACGGTATTCTGACCCCTATTGGCGGGATAGGTGCGCTCATCGGCTATAAACCTTTTTTAACTTCACTGTGTAATGACTACACACTGTAGCTATTGCCGTCAATCTAATAATGACTACAAGGTGAAGTCATGAGCACTAAAAAACCAGCTGACGAAAAAGTCTCGAACATCCCTCCATTTGGATTGCGGATGCTACCAGGCATGAAAGACCGGATATCCCGCGCTGCGATCGAGAACGGGCGATCAATGAATGCTGAGATCGTCAAACGACTTCAGGACACATTGGATTTCGATGATCATCGGAGCTACGCGCCAACAATATCAGCGGCAGATTTGGAAGCCATCAAAGACAGTCAAGGTCAACAACCATCCAAAGAAAATGATGGCCAAGGCAATGCAATTGATCAGATATTAATTGAGTTGAAAAAGCTTCAAGTGACTGTTTCGGCAATCAGGTATGGCCCGAACGGAGAAATACAACACGTTGTCGAGCCCAAGGCTGTTCCTGCTGAAAAACATGACCACCGACCATTCCCTGACCCGACAACGGAAGATGTGTTGAGGATTGCGGCCGATCGATTAGGATATGAGCTGAAACCAAAACAAGACAAAGGTTAATAGTCGATACTTCATTGGCTTATCGGAAGCCTCACCAACTCTCGAGGCCATCATCTTCTTCAACTTCGACGCCTCCCGGAACTTGTCGAATATGAATTTCCACTTGTCCGCCATTCACACAAACTTTTTCAACGACCAAGCCCGCGGCCTTGATGGAAGCAAGGGCCGCGGTAATCGCCCGTTGACTGGCGCGCGAGCGCTTCTGCTCCGTCTTTTTAGCAACAGCCATCGAACGCACCTTTGTTTCCATCTTTCAGCTATGTAACCGCCTAAATTCTCGAAGCGCCACCGCCCTACGCTGGTCCAGATATTCCGCCAGGTCTTGGAGAGCGATACCTTTCTGACACTTCTGCGAAGCTTCCGATCTCACAATTGGGATCGCGATTTCGCCACTTGCGGCTTTCCGCAAAAACTTTTCCGGCGTTAAGTGTCGAAAGTAATCGCGACATACGTCCTCAACTGGAATAATGGCCTTCCCGCCGTACTGCGCGAACAGCAAAAAAACAGTTGAAAAACCCCCTGCATCATCTTTCACGAAACCCATTTCCTCTCCAGCTTCCGCTTTCTGGGTGTGTGAGGTCTCGCTCAAAAGTGCATCAATCCTGTGACATCGATCGATAGATCTTCCACGCAGTACGAATTATATCAGCAACGCAAAAAGGCCGAAGGCGTGATGGCTCGAACACTTTGGCTGTTCATGAATGGCACGGAAATAAGAAAGTAATAAACTCTTCGTTGACTCGCTAATGCAAGCGTGGCGTGTTGCATTAAAGTAATTCGGGGAAAGCAATGCTTCAAAAGAACCAGCGTTTCGTTTTGTATTTCGATCTAGCTATGGCACCATATCCTAGTGACGCACCAGCTATTGATCTCGTTGTGGTGCTCCCCGAGCTAAAGTCGCGATGCGATAACGGGAAGGCAGTTGAGACGATCGATGCCGAACGAAGGATTATTAGACTGTCTCAGATGAGCGAGACGACTCTTGAAGATGGTACGAAGGCGATGGCTATGCTTTTTTGCCTCGGAGACAAAGAGAAGGCAGATCCTGGAGTCACAAATTTCAAAACTGGAAAAATCCGGGTGTTTGAAAAAGGTGAAGATGAAGTCGGTGGGCTATCAGTTCACGCTTTGCTTAGAATGACCCCTGAAAAGCCGGGCAGCCACATGTACCGAATGGTCATGGAAGATGTGACGGGCTTTGGCCGGACACTTGTCCAGAATTTCGTACGATCGCAATTCAAAGAAATCTGCGACGAACGCAGTTTTACTTTTCTGCGGAACGATAAAAAAGAGATTAAGACTCGGCCAATGGTCGAACTAGTCGGGCATGCATCGGAAAAGTTAAAGACCTCGATTGCACGAGGTCGGCTACTTAATATCGAACTTATCGACTACGCTGAAGAAGACCTCGGATTTGATGAAGCAAAATTTATCAAAGAAGCGCGCCGAAATCTCAACTTGTCAATTTCTAAAAACCTGCCTGAGGGTGAAGCGTTAGGCATCATCGAAAAAGTCAAACTTTGGGCAAAGGGACAAGGTTATGACAGAATGCGGGTGCGATGGAGGGATCAAGACAGCACCAAGCCACAAAACGCAACGATCGACACGGCTAAACAAGATGCTGGCGAGGCATTTTTTATTCGAAATGCTGAAGTCAAATTTCAAACACCACTGCCTGATATCTGTGATAAAATCAGCGATGAGCTAGTCAACGAGATGAAAAAGCTTCTGGTGTAAAGATGTGGCGACTGTTGGTCCCCTTAAAATATCTTCAGATTAGACACCCGGAAAAAATCAAGTTCGATTTGATTATTCCGTTTGTTTTCGCTTGCCTCTTTTTCGCTCCGGCTTTTTCGCCTGAGTTCCGCCAGGCAGCCGTTACGAACCTGGATATGCTTGGCCGTTCAAGCGACCTACTGAGCATTCTGACCGGTTTCTTTGTCGCTGCGCTGGCGGCAGTGGCAACTTTTGGCGGCAATGAGATGAACGAGGTCATGCCAGGCGCGGTCCCCGTCACGCTACGGCATAAAAATGTTGCCGAACTAGAGATATTGAGCCGTCGCCGATTTCTGTGCTTCCTTTTCGGCTATCTCGCCTTTTCTGCGTTGGCGATATATCTCTTTGGATTTGCCTTCTATGCCTTTCAGGCTTTTTTAGTACCGAAAATCATGCCTAGCTTTAAGATCGAAAGCTTTGTCGTTTTCTGGGCGGTCTACGGCTTTGCGCTGGGCAACTTGTTATCCAATACGCTGCTCGGTTTATTTTATTTAACTGACAGAATCCACCGACCCAATCGTGTTGTGAGGTGGAAATCGACATCTCATAATAATTCTCCAAAAATTGATGGTAGCGGCAAAAACCTGACGAACGGAGAAGATTCCGCGACGGCCGCCAACAAGTAAATATCTAAGCTATCGGAAATCAAAACGCGAGAATCCGAATGCTTATGCTTCGGGTGTTGATCGAGTGAAATTATTCGTCGATTTTCGGATTTTCCTCGTTTTTTCTTATGATTAGACGATGAATAGCTCCACCCGTCTCTGGCGATGCAAGCAGGTCTCCAAGAGCTTTTTCTAAAGACTCTTTATCATACGCCTGTGTTCTAACATCGAAGTACGTAATAGTGACCGGATAACCGCGCGAAGTAGTTTCCCACCTCGCAAGAAGAACTGGTTCCTTTGAAACGCCATCAGCCTTTGCACCAATCCCTTTGAATTCCTCGTATTCGGGAACGGTCAAATCCATGATCCCCATCGCCGCAGCAGCAAACGAACCGACAGTTGTATCGCGTTTCGCCTGCTTCCTAACCCTGAAATTTTCGATCCCAATATGAATGATCCGATCAGTCGCTAAGAATACTTGCTCATCAAGGTCACGCACAACCTGTTTGATTTCATTGGCCTCTCTGACAGCCTCCTCGTGTGCCGAAAGGCCTTGGGAAAGACGACTTGCAAAATCCACCATGAGTTAATCCTTTATTATGCCAGCAAGTATCGGAAGATGGTCAAGTTTAAATTTACGGCTTTCAACTGCCCTGACAAGATCGGGGTCACGATACACCGTCACACTCTGCTGCACCAAATGCCAGTCACTGCCCCCAACGAAACTATGAGAAAACAACATTTGGTCGAAAACGAGCCATTTATGTAGATCTGCCGCTGAGTAGTAGTATGTCCCAATTGGTGTGGGTTGCGATCCATCTCGAGAGTATCCGTTTGGACATGAAATGTGCGTCCAAAAAGGGTTGTAGAGCAGCTCCTTCTTTTTAAAAACATGCGGAGAATCTCTACTTGCCCTTAACATGGACCGCATTGACTGATTGTAAGGCTCCTCGTTGTAGTCGCCCAAAAGTATCAGATGATCCCAGCCGTCTTTGAAAGATGAATCAATCTCAGAACGAAGGCTATGCCCAAGTGTAATTCGGTTCGGCGCCTCATCAGGAAGCAAAAGGCGACTAGGCCAATGCGAGACGAATATCCTTACATTGAGCATATCGAAAATCTTGGCGTCAACTTGAACAGCGAGTTTATAATTACTTCCGCCCGCAGCAGCCATTCTAAACTGTGGGTTTTCAATGAGAACTAAATCATTTCGATAGATAACGCCTAAATTGAACTTTGAATTATCGTTATGTGGTCGAAAAAAAATAACCGTTAGGTTTTTATTCTCGAGTTTTTTTTCCAACCAATCCATATCTTCTTGGTCGACTTCGCCCAGAAAAAATATGGCTGTCACTGACAGCATGTCTTCAATCGTTTTTAAGACCAACGGCTTTTCAGTGTCTGGAAGCTTTTTTCCTCCGGGTGGAGTTAGGTGGGAATTCCACCAACCAATATTGAAGCCTAACTTGCTAGCCTCGTCCGCGACGTCTGACATGTAAACCGTTTTATTAGAGTTACATTTGATCAGGCTCAAGCTTCATTGAAACTTGAAGCACTTTGTTTCTCACTACTTCAGGGTTGTAAGAACGTCAAAGGGCTCGTCCTAAAATACTGTGGTGGAAAGTCTCAAAACCTCAAACTTGAAATATCAATACCCGCCCCCGCCTCCGCCAGGTCGGTTTGCACTTGGTGGCATTGATCGGCCCAAATCAGCATTCACCATCATTCTTCCGTCTCCAGCGGGGGCCGTCCGCATCGCTTTCGCAATCATCGCCGCGACCTCAGCGCCTGCGCGCCTCAGTTCATCCGCAACCGATGAGAGCGCCGTCGCCCCATCCTTGCCGCCCTGCTCGATCGCACGACCAGCGGCTTCACCGCTGGTTTCGATCTGTTTGCTGCCTTCAATCAAAACACCACCCATGCCTTCCATGCCGAGGGATGAGGGATCCGCATCGCGTAGACGCTGGCGGCGCTCCTCGCGGGACATTGAGCCATTCAGTGCGCGTGACGTGGCATTGGTGTTACCGATGTTCTCCCTGCCCTCACCGTACAGCTCGTATTGCTCGCGCATATTGCGGTATTGCTCTTGTGACACGCTCGGCCGAGGCATCGGGATTGGCGGCAGGCCTGTGCCACGGCCGGGAAACTCAGGAACATTGTTTACGCCCGCACGTCCCTGACCATACAAAATATACTGATCAGCAGCAGCAGAGACACGGGCGTTGTAAGCCTTGGTTTCCCGTTGCCTGAAATTGTATTCATGCACGTCAACCAGTTTGCCTTCACCCACCTGCTTCAGGGCTTCCCTGTAAGCCTTTTGAGCGTTTGCCTTATCGAGATCGTCAGAACCGTAGACGCTGGGATTATCCTTGCGGTAGTCAGCGATAAAACGATCCTTATCCTGTTTTACGTGTTCGCTGCTCTGGCCTTCGATGGCTTTCTTTCGTTTGTCCATGTCGGCAAGGGCTTCATTCACCTGTCGCATGGCGTCGTTCAGCCAGGGCAGTACGAGGTTTTCTCCCATCTCAATGCCTATGCCCTTCAGGTTCTCCTGAAGGATTTTCAGTTGAGAGTTGAAAAGTTTGAGCCGTTTATTTTGAGTTTCAACGATGGAGTTCGAGGGATTTTCGACATGTTTCGAAGCCATCGCGAGATTGCGCATCAGCTCCGGTAGGCCAGCAACCAGGCGCATGGTTTCATCATCGAAGCCTTCACCCAGCATTGCGCCGAGGAGACCAGCGCGTTTCTGATTGTTGAGCTCGGACACGCGGTTGAGGAAGAACAACAGACGCTGATTGCCCGTCAGTTTCGTGAACTCTTTCATGCTGCCAACAATTTCGACCAGCGCTCGCGATGATTTTGGAGACAGGTTTTCAGGTGCCAGCAACTTGCCTGTCAGCGTGTCCATGGCACGTGCACCTACTTCCGCAGGCATTTTCAGGTTCAGCAGCGCAGCGCCATATGCGGCTATCTCTTCCGGGGTCATGCCAAAGTTTTTGAGAGACGCACCTGCACGGTCGATGAAGTCTGCAATATCGGTTTCGTCGGCAATACCGCTGTCAGCCAGGTCGTTGATCAACGAAGCAAATGCCGTGAGATCCTTGCGCGCCATGCCGAGGCCAGCGGTGAAGCCAGCAAAGACATTGCCGACATGTTCAGCCGTGGTGTCCCATGCATCCGCGACACCGACAGCCAATTTGGCGAAGTCTCGAATTTCGTCCAAAGGTATGCCTGCAGCTGCACCACGCTCGAAGCCGCTGGCAATCTCATCAATTGAAACTGGCATTTCCTTAGCAAGCGACATGATCTCGCCGCGCAGTTTCGCCATTTCTTCGCGGGACGCGCCGGATTTTTTCTCAATGTTGAACAGTGCCTGCTCGAAATCCGCAGCAGCTTTCGTCGAGTAGATGGCTGCGCCGGCTAATACTGCGGGGCCAGCGTAACGTGCCATGGAAGCCATGACCGCCATTGTGGTTCGCGCCATGGCGGTTTGCCGCTGATTGAATGCTACAGCACGCTTGTTGACCTGATCCATTTTCCCCGCGAGTGCATTGAAAACACGCCCGGTCCGGTCCTGCGCCGATATCTTTAGTCTGGCTTCAACTTCACGCATCAGGACTTCACCTTTCCTTGAAACGAAATGTACCGATCAGCCCATCCGAGGATTTGGCTCGCCGTCATTCGCTCGATGTCGTTGCTGCTGAAGCCGAGTTTGAAGACGAACCAGTCGGCGGCGTCCCCAACTGCTCCGTGTGAAGAAAAAAACCGCAGATTGCTCGCTCCAGCGCCATCGCATCCAACGCGCCGATGACATGAACATATTCATAGCCAGGCGAAACAATCAGACGCTGTGCATATGCGTCGACAACGTCAGGATAGCTGATAAGCATGTTTGTGCCACGTGGTCCCGGCTGCAGTTCCTGCGGTTTTCCGAGGCCGGACATGTGGGTGTCGACAAAGGTTGGCTCTCGGAGCGTTATGGTGTCAAAGGTCTTATTGTCAGGACCAGACTGGTATGAGCGGCTAAGCTTCAATGTAGTTTGCATGTCGAGCCTTCAAAACTTCGTTGATGTCGCTTCCCTCAATGAGGGGATCAAATTCAGGTGCTTCCGACGCCATCTGCTCAAGGCGATCGGCAATGCTGTTGCAGAGGTCGAAGGTGATTTTTCGCAGTGCCACGCGAACACCATGGACGCCTTCTTTCGCAACGATTTTTGCCAGTTCATCGGCGTAGTTTGGCAACCTGTCGATGATTATCGCTATTTCACGCTTCGCCAGCGTGATAGCGTCGTTTACTTTGTCGGAGCGCATGAGCTGTAAGCACTCCTCTTCATGACGGACTTTCTCGCGTTGGAGCTTCATCCACTCGTTCAACCTGCGCGCTTCCTCAAAACTATCAGCGTCGGTTTGTTTCAGAATAGGTGTCGCCATCTTGGCCGGGTTCATGAATCGTTCGCGATAATGGTCGTAGTGCGCGAGAGAGATCTTTGTGATGCGCCCCCGAGTATCTTGCTCGGTTGGTACGTTCGGGTTCATCGCGATGATGGATTGGACAGATTTTGAAACCGCTTGTTTGGAAACGCCATCGCGGGCGGCAATCTCAGCCGCTGACCACATAATGTAATTTTCCGATACGCTGTCCATCATCACCTCAGTTGAGAAAAATTGAGCCTTGCAAACCTTGCCCCCCAAATGACCTCATTGGGCGCTGGGAGGTTTGCTGTCGTTGTCGGCCTAGCTCTTCAGCCTCTTCGGAGTAGCACCCGTGTTAGGAATTATTTCTCTGAGTTTTAGTTCTTTAGTTTAGGCTTTAGGCTTTATTTTAGGCCTCAGACTACCGAGACTTTGGGGTCGCCCCGCCCCGCAGGAGGCCAGAAAGTTGTACGGTCCCTAAGAGGAGGGGGGTGCCAGAGCTCGCTCAATCGCATTTGCCAAAGTTCCAGCGTTCACCGAAGGACTATTCGACAACTCACTGGAGAGGGCGGAACTGGATTCCTGCTCATAAGATGGTGCTGCGGATGCCGAGGTATCGCTTTTCACACCGGTCATTGCGCGGCGAGCAGCGAAAACGCTCTCTGCGAACGAAGAGGATGTCACGGACGTCTGAGACGTCACCTGTGTTCCTTGACCTGGTTCAGTTTGAGCTCGACGTTGCGCAAAAACTGTCGAAGCATTGAGTCCCTTTGGATTGAACGATCGATCAGGGCTTGAGGCCTCCTGTCGAGTATTCATGATCGCCGAAACCTCTTCTCGCGAGTAGGTCCGGAGAACTTTCTTGTCTGTCATGGCAACACCTTGTCGTGAGCGAGGACCGCACGAGGATCAGCATCCCGGCGCCTAATGATTGCGAACCCACTGTTTTCAGCTGAGCGGATCATGCTTTCTTCCGCCAACTCAGCATCAAGAAGTTTCCGATCGAGTTCCCGAAGCTGATGCTTGCGCTCTTCATCACTCAAACCTGACGCTGAAGCATAGAAGGCCTCCACCTCTTCCTTCATTTTTTCAGCCATGAAGGGCACCATCTGCGCAACGAGAACGCCCGTAATGTCGATGATACTTCCGGAAGGCAGGACGCGATATGTCCTTGGGCTCCGGGTAAAAGTGCTTCACGTCTTTGCTCGACAGATCAAACATTCTGTCGATGCGATCGAATGTTTCTTCCTTCGAAACTGGAAGATTGACCACTCGTACACGTTCCCGTTTGATGTCTTGAATATGGAGCCGGAGTTCTGAGACGCTCCGGTTAACCTCGCGGCCGGCTTCACGAGAAGCACTAAGGGCTTTGCCGATCATTTTCAGAATATCAGCCATTATCGATGCTCCTCATGACCGTCATGAAGCAAATTATCAGCGTATTTTTTGCAAGCATCATAGAGGTGTGATGCCTCGTTAAAGCGCTCAGAGGTTTCTTCGCGTTCGGCAGTCAGCGCTTTCTTCTTCTCTTCAGCTTCAGCCAACTCTGCTTTCAGACCAGCCGCAACGTTCGACCAATTGCTTTGGATCTTAGAATCTGGAGAGTAGATCCTAATCGGCTTCGAAGGATCAGTGTGGGGATGATATAGTCCTGTCGGACCCTCACCCACTGGCTCGATGTTGGATCGAGAGCCTTTTGCGATTTCCTCAGCGTTCTCGATCTGCGAGGTCAACGATCTTATCGTCTTCTCGACACTAACGATCTCATCATTCAGCGCGCGTTGTGATCCCAAAGCACTGACTTTAATGTTTTCAATTACTCTTAGGCGGGTGAGATCAAGTTTATGTGGCGCTTCCATGGTGGTCTCCTGTTACGTGCGAATGTCAGGCGCGACGTTGGAAATTCAAACACCGCCTTGAATTTCTTCTTCAAGGATTTGCTGTAGGCGCTTTGAGCCGGGAATTTTTAATCCGACGGATAGAATCTGCCACCAGGTTGCAGCCGGCTGCGTTGCAGGCTGTGGACGAAACTGTTCGCGTTCCCATCGAATAGTCTCATAGCGCTTTGCACTCTGCACCATCAGCCGCGCGACGACACTCGGCGACAACGATGTCCATTCTGGCGTTCCGCGCCAAAGATGCCTCAGCAACAAATCTCTGCGAGCGAGGTGATTTTGTCGCATCGGCGACACTCCACCACGACGGATCAAGCCCATGGACCTATCCAGCGATGGCGTACGCCCTTCATCCACCGCATCGAGATAGCTGCCTATTCCATCGGCCAGCAAATCGCATTGCCTGTCATTGAGAGGCAGCTTGGCAGCGAGGCGGTAATGAATTTCACGGAGCTGAGCGATGATGTTTTGACCACCCTCACCAACATCTGATGAGCATACAACCTGAGCGCGCGCGTCAACCATGAGCGTTAACTCGCGACAACCAAGCGTCAACCCTGACAACCCTGACAACCGAGTTTTTGGAGCAGTTTGACTGACAGGATTGCGGGGTCGCCCCGCCCCGTAGAGCGTTATGGAATTGTACGGTCCCTTGACCCAGGGGGGTGGCGAAGCCCTTCCACCAGTCCTTTTTCACTAATCTGAGTAGGTTTTCTTTCTTTTGGACATCTAGGACATGAACCCAAAAGAAACGGACAGATAAGTGGACATGTAGGCAGTGATATTGCTCAACAAAATCAACGAATGGACATCTAGGACAGCAAATCCCGAAGTTTATATGATGCGAGAGAAGGCAAAAAAAATGGAATATCGGGAGTAATACACGCGCGTGTACGCGCATCATGTAAAACCCGGAAATTGCTGTCCTAGATGTCCAACATAAATAAACATTTGAAAAGGTGGGCGTTTTCGGCGTCGCCCGTTTAATCCTACATGTCCATGGCCGAGGTCTCGCTGTCCTAGATGTCCAAGAACGCGAGCGGAAGCTTTTCTGAGGGACAGCAATGTTATCTGTTGCACTGATGTAAAGGCAAAGGGTCCGGGTTTCAAGCAT